CTATCAGCTTCTGCGTTATAAACATCAATATAAAGAGATCATGAAACTTGATCCTTTTAACCTTGAGAAACGCTATAACAAAGCCAAAAGCGAGCGACAGGAACTGCGTAAGCAGATTGTCGACCTTAACCAACAGCTCAAAAAGGCTATTAAAGATGCAAGCGAGGCGCGCGTGGCATTTGCTAATAAAAAAGCAGAGGTTACCGAGCTGGTTAATGAAAACGCCAAATTTGCGACGCTCAAGAAGGAAATGTATGGCATTACTGAGCGCCGTTTCCCTGCAAGCAAACTCCATCCGACGTTAGGGCAAATCTCATTCTTCCCGCGCCTCCTGGCTTATGGGATCTCATCGCCTAAAGAGTTCAATAACGAGCGTCCTTATATCGTTTCTAAGCTGGACTTTGCTTATCAGTTCTGCTGCGACATGGGCTATGCCATTGATATACGTATCAACGAATGGTTGATGCCAAACTTCCAGCCGTTGGCCATTTTCCGCGAGTTCCAGCCGGAAGGTTGGGTAGAGTTCTTCCATGAAATGATCTGTAAAGAGATGGAAAGCCGCCGCCCGGAACTGGTCCGCCGTGTCGAGTGGGCGCAAGAGGTTATGTTGGCAGATGCAGAGCTACCGTTCGAACCGGAATTCATTGATGAACTGGCCAATAAAGGGCTGCATACCCTGTTTGATGTGGTTACCCGCCGTCATGAGCAGTTGGTTGTCGAATTGGGTTTAGAGGAAACAGCGGCAAGAAGACTTCTCGATGTTTGCTATGCACGTAGCGATGCATGGGAAAAAGAGAACGGCGGCACTATTTACGTTCGCTGATAGTTACAGTGTCACTTTTAATGCTGGTGGAGTGCGTCCCACCAGCATTTTTTTCGTCCAATGAGGAGGGCATTTGAGTATTTTCAATAAACACGCACACCAGGAACGTCCGTATATCGTCATAGTCGATATTGATGGGACGATATCAGAGGCAACGGAAGACAGGCTGCATTTGCTTCCACCACCTGGCAAAGGTGCATTAACAGAGCACTGGAACGAGTTTAACCTTGCCTGTGACACTGATGCTCCCATCACTCCAGTTATTGATATGGTGCGCCAGTTATTTAACGTTTACACGGTCTGGTTTGTAACCGGGCGCTGTGAGATAGCCAGGGATAAAACACGAGCCTGGTTGCGTAAGCACGTAACAAACGGGGCTGAGCCTTTGCTATCTATGCGTCCTGCCACCGATGACAGAAATGACGGCCCAGCAAAGATTGCTCTCCTTAAGAAAATTGGTCTAAGTAAAATCGCGTTCGCGCTGGAAGATAAGATTGAAGTGGCGCGTGTTTTCAGGAGTCACGGCGTACTTACGTTAATGGTCAGGGAGTATGAAAACGCGCTTCTCCATCAACAGTAATTGCTCTAATAAATCTTGATTTTTAAAACAGAGAAAGTGAAAATAAAAACATGCCGCAAGGCGCGGCATGTATCCAATCAATCACAGGAGCTGAAAATATGAACACGGCATTCAAAATCATTATGGCCGCGATCTATTTCTGGCTGTTCTCTATCACTTTTGGCGGCATCGTCGCGCATGGGTAAGGGGGATGCATGAAAGGCGAAGTGAAAGAGCGCGGCATGATTTTCAACGATGAGATGGTCCGAGCCATCCTCGAAGGAAGGAAAACGCAGACGCGGCGGATAATGAAAAATCAGCCTGCGGAAGTTGGTCCAGAAGCACCAGTGATGATTAGAAAAATTGGTGCAGGTTTTCAGTGGTACGGGGCTGATGGTGTAAGCAGTGTTTTCAATTGCCCCTTTGGTATCGTCGGCGATCGAATTTGGGTTCGTGAAACATGGGCGATATTAGGCAATGAAGATGGTTGCAGTGTGGACTGGAACGACAACCTTTGTCGTGGCGATGAGAAGAACGCAGCAAGGATTTATCGGGCCAGTTGTGAGCAAAAGCCTGGTGATTACGGTTTATGGTCGATACCCGATGATGCCGACTGGAAACCTCACACTGTGAATGAAAAGTTTGATGGTGGGTGGCGTCCATCAATTCACATGCCGCGATGGGCATCACGCATCCTGTTGGAAATTACCAACGTTCGCGTTGAGCGGTTGAACGATATCAGCGAATGCGATGCAAGGGATGAGGGCGTTTCGCCTGCTGGAAGTTTGCTTCCTGATCACCCGGGAACATTCCTTACTCCCAAGGGGGATTTCGCAATGGCCAAGGTTGCGTTCCAGCGCCTGTGGGAATCCATCTACGGCGAAGAAAGCTGGAGTGCTAATCCCTGGGTTTGGGTAATCGAGTTTGAGCGTATTCAGTAGGGCGAGCGTATGCAATCAGTTATTTGTGAGGAAGTCGGCCTGAATAAAGCATCCCCAGCAGAGTTAAGAGCAAGTCTCGAAATGGCGCATAGCCTTGCTCAAATTGGTGTCAGGTTTGTACCAATTCCAGTTGAAACAGATGAAGAATTTCACAGGTTAGCGGCATCGGCAGCACAAAAGCTGGAAATCATGGCAGCGAAAGTAGAGAAAGCTGAAGGAGCGACAAAATGAGCAAGCCAACCGACGAAGAAATAGTTCGGGTGTTGGAAGAACACGGGCGCTGTATGACTTACGTCGTGACCAACTGGCTTAGGGATAAATATCGCACACTCAAAACGGCATACGTTTTGCGTCGTCTAAAGAAACTGGAGTTCGACGGGAAAGTAAAGCGCGTTAACAGTTCTTATATAAGACAAATTTGCTGGGAGGCAACCAGTGAGTAACCGTTTTTACATGATGTGCTTGCGTGAAACTGTGGGTAATAACGCCTCATTCCATTGCCATAACGGCAATGGTTACAGCTCTGATATCGATCGCGCTCATGTTTACACGCTGGAAGAAGCCCAAAAAGCCTGGAATTGTGGTCGAGATATCGATCAGCCTGTTTGCGCTGATAGCGTGGATGCAATGGCAGTGTGGCACGTTGATTGCCAGTACATCCCTACAGAAAGCCTGATTGAGTCAGATTGCACTGAGTATGTGGCCTACAAAAAAGGTAGCTGGAACGGCAACGATGTTTACTGGCTTCAACACGGTGGATTGCCAACAGATGACTTCAGTAAAGCGACCATCTTTAGCGTCGCCAACAAAAACGAACCAGGAATAGTTTGGTTGCCATTTTCCATTGCTGATGCAGCAAAGCGCCGGACGTTCAATATCAATAACTTTAACCGCAGAACAATGGTTCAGGGCGCAGGTTTGGTCATGCCTGACTGGTTGAAAGAGCAGAACAGAAGAAAGAAGTCGCGAAGCGGGAAGGTGCGTTGGAATTGTCCGCATTGCGGAAAAATAACCTGGCAGTACAGCCCATATGATTTTGAAGGCTGTAGTGATTACAACTGTGAAGGATGGCGAGAATGACAATTGACTATCAGGTACTGCGTGAGGCGGCAGAAAAGGCAACACCAGACGAATGGGTCGCATTTATTTCGACGGATACTGGTACTTATGCGGTGCACACGCCCGGTGATGAACGATGTGAAGACGTTATCAAATGGACAGGCTTTGATGGACAGAAAAATGCAGAGAACAACGCTCGTCATGTTGCCGCGTTCAACCCAAAGGTTGCACTGGAGCTGCTTGGTGAAATTAAGTGCTTGGAGGACACAAATATTGATGCCACGTGCCGAATTTCAGAGCTTGAGACTAATCTCGCTGCGCTGGTGGCAGAGAACGCTGGGCTGAAACACGCAATGGCCGTAACTCTTGAGCATGTGTCGGTCACGGATGCAGGGCAGGCCGGAGTTGCTGCAATGATTATCAACGATGCCCTGCACCACAGCGAAACTCCAGCAACCGATGCTTTTCTGGCTGAAGTGAGGACTGAAGCACGCAAGGAAGGCGCTTATTTTGTGGCGAACAGAATGCTGGCTGCCTGGGAAGCTGGTTTTATTGATGATACTGCGAAGAACGCCGCGGATATTGCCCGGATGATTCTTACCTCTACTGAGTTTATGGCTAATGCGCCGGAAGGCGATTTTGACCGCTCATTCTCTGATGGCGTTCTCGAAGATATCGCCGCCCAGCTTCGAAAAGGAGGCAACCAGTGAGCGAGATTAACTATCAGGCACTGCGTGAGGCGGCGCAGAACGCGAAAGATTTAGGTGGGATTAAGAATTACAAGCGAGGCGAGCAAGCTGTTGCCGAATTTGAGTCCCTGATAACGCCACACATTGTGCTGGCGCTTCTGGATGAACGGGAAAGAAACCAGCAATACATCAAACGCCGCGACCAGGAGAACGAGGAGATGCGCTTACGGTTGGGAAGCTGCGTGTTGAGCTTGAAGCAGCAGAGAACAACCTTATTGATAGTGAATGCCATGTTGCTGAACTGGAAGAAGCTCTACGCGATAAGCAGGCGTTACTTGAAGCCTCAGAAAAGCGCAACGCAAAATTACAAAGCGAGAATGCATACATCCGCAACCGGTACAAAGAACTGGACCTATTAATCGGGAAAAACATTCTGGTCATGCAGGCTGCCATTATCGAATGGCAGGCAACTGGCGACGCTAAGAGCGGACTAGCATGGATTTATAACACACTGTTTGGCCCTGGCGAATTACCGGACGAATCTGAGAAAGATGCTCAGGCCTACTTTAATCGCAAATATGCACCGATTGACGAAAAGCTTATGGCGCTTCACAAGTGGTTTTGGGAACAAAGTGAAGCCGAGCGCGCCGCTGGCATTCGCATCAAAGGAGAGGAGCATGGAAATAAAACCAGAAGATGAGTTAAGCAATATCGTTTTATTTCCGGTAAAAGAGGATGACCCACGTAATCAGGTTAATTTTCTCTATGAGCCATCGGAAAGACCATATTGCCATCACGCCTCTGTCCGGGTTGACGAAAAAGAGCGTCAGGTCCGCTGTAAAATCTGCGGTGCAGTTGTGGAGCCATTTGACTGGATGCTCTCTGTGGCGAAAAGAGAAACCAGACTGGCAGATGATGTAAGGATCTTGCGCCAGGAGGAACGGGAAAGGCGGAGAAATATAGAAAAGCTAATTCAGATTGAGCGTAACGTGAAAGCGCGGATACGCAGGGTGACAAAATCCAGAACTGAATAATTAAATTTAGCTCTGTTAAAAATTTAATCCTTAACCGGAGGTATATCAATGTCAAACGCACAGAAAGTTATTAACGCTGAAAAATATAACGAGTGGGTGAAAAAGTTCTCAGAGCAGATTTTTAAAATTACTGGCGACGAGAATGCGGCAAAAAATGAATTAGAGCCGTGGACACCTGAAGGTGTCGACCCAAATTATTGCTGGTGGGATGTTGATCCAGTTGATGCTGCAAATGAAGCTATGAGTTATCACAACGATTAATGTCAGGAGGCCGCCAGAAAGGGCGGTAATGAAAAGTGACTGAATTAACCAAAGAGAAATTAATCGAAGAAGCCAAATTAAAAATAGCGATTGCGAAATGCTACCCCAATTCAGGGATGGCACGGGTATAGGGCGAGTTATTCAAAATTGCACTGGCATAGCTGGAAGCAGATCCAGTTAAACGAGTTAACTCAGATCAGATGCACCGAGTCTGCTTAGAAGCTAATCGCTATTTAGATAAATATGACGCGATGGCGAAAGAGGTAAATAAGTTGCTTGGACGCATCGCCCCGCCAGCGCCAGTATTTAACGGCGAATACGGTGACGCATATCAGGGCGCTCGTGAAGACCTGTCCATCTGGAAACGGCGAGCGCTTGAAGCTGATGAGCACGTTCGGCGACTGGAGCAAATCAATGACCACATGGTGAAAGAGGCGCAGGGAGAATCACGCATGGGCGAGCCTGTAATACGTGAGCCAGCACCGGTAGTGCCTGAAGAAGCAACTCCGGAAAACGTAGAAATGCTCTCTGGCTATGTTTCAACGTACAAATTAACCGATAGCGAGCGCGATATTGCTGCCGAAATATGGAACGCCTGCCGCGCCGCCATGCTTCAGGCTGGAAACTTTCGGGAAAATAAGGGTTCGTCAACCAATAATTTTCGGGAAATCTCGGAAACGTCAACCAACTATCCGGTAACTCCGGATGGTTGGATAAGCTGTAGTGAGCGAATGCCGGATGATGGTCAGCACGTAATTATTTTATGTGATGGCGCATTCGTTCTTTATGCGCAATATCGAGACGGTGAGTTTTTTGATGTAGTCCGTAATGGTGATGAATTTTTCGAAACACAGAGCCGCAATGTAACCGACTGGATGCCGCTACCAGAACCGCCGCAGGAGGTGAATCAATGAGCTGGCCTGAAGCATTCACCACGGTAGGAATTGTGATGGCGGCAGCACTGGGTTTGTATTCAATTTGTCGCTGGTGGTAACGATGGGAAAAATAACTTTTGTAGTCGAATTTGAGGATGGTAAAGAGCCACCTGTTAGCGCCAATCTTGATGTTGCTGGTGGCAGGCTTGTTTCGGTTCTATTTGGTGACTACCGAGATGATTTCTTCCAACCAGAAGAAGTTGATGTGGTGCGAGAGGCATTAAACGAGTTAAGTGTTGATAACGATGATACTCATGCGGAAATCATCCAAAAAATGGAACTGCTAACTCACTAAATTATCAATTATGGTGCTATCACCTACGACACCGAGAGAAAATTTATAATGTCAAAAGTAAATGTTTTGATTTTTTCAGCAATTGTTGGCTTTGGTTTTACTGCCGGAGTGCAGATTTATATTACGTGGGAAAAAATCATCAACTACGCATGGAGTTGTTTTATTAAGTGAGGTAAGTATGTGGAGAGGTAATAGTCATGGCAAAAGCCAGATGATACTTACCGAATATCAGCTCGACCACAAAACCAATAAATCACGTTCAGTATATTTGCTTCGCCACAATAGCCGCGTAAGGAATACCGTACTGGAGCAAAATCTGACCGTTGAAATGGATAATTACGGGGGCTTCAAGCCAACAATATCGCTTGATGATTTTCCTCGTGGTTTAAGCGAAAGAGAAGCAATGCTGAAATTAGCAGAATGGCTACAAAGATTAAGCATTGCTATTGAAGATAACTGGTCTGAACCTTAAGTTAATATGATGACACTAAAACATTTTCTTGACCGCCCATTATGGGCGGCAGCCGCAGGCTATGACTTTAATTATATGGATTGCATGTCTTATACTGCCAATGCATACGACCATTCGTTCAGCCTGCTGTTTAATTCTTTAAGAATATTGCCGGAAACAGAAGTTGGAGAGCTTCATTTATGGCTATTGGGCTTTATCGCGGCTGTCGTTGGTATTGCTGTATGGCCTTTTATTTTCTGGCTGGTGGCTGTTGTAGTGTGGTTTAAGTGCAAGACATACCGGAAAAAGTATTTCTTAGGTGATGGAATGACTGATATTGCCAAAACGAACATTGAAAAATGGACTAAGGAATGTGAAAAGAAATGGCGCAAAAAGAAATGACCAGAATCACTGAAGAGCGTATATCAGAGATTATTTCCCGTATCGAAATGTATGGTCACGGTGCTGGATATACGGCAGATGAAGTATTGGAAATAGCCCAGCAGATGCTGGCCTTGAGACAAAAAGAGCAACATGAAAGTAATACGTGTAGATTGAATTTTGAGCAGTGGCTGGAACAGCAACGCGGAAAAATCGATGTGGACTGTGGTTGTGTGTCCACTGAAACATTCATGCACTGGCTGCGGGTAGCTTACGAGGCTGGCAACTATCCGGATATTCCGGATAGTTCGGTGCCAGCGAAAGGAAAGGGCGTCCCCGGTGAACGTATCCGAATTAAGCCGCATGTTTATCGCGAACTGGTTAACCGCCTCCACGATACAGCGGTCAAGTGTGCTGGCACCCAGCAATTACGAGAAAGAATTAGCCGTGTTTTGGGCGACGTTATTACGCCAGATCATCATAAACAAGCCGAGAAAAGTGACCTAGAAAGGTGTCGCCTTGAGGCGGCATTAAACATTAAGCCGGGGCATACGCTTGGCATTATTGATGCACTATTGGTTCATAAGATGGCCAGGGCTTTATTGCCGCTGGTGGCTGAAAAGCATGAGGTGGACCATGCCAACGAAAGCTGAATTACAGGTGCGCGTAGATGAGCTTGAAAAAGAGAACGCGAGCCTCAAAAAAATGCTGTCGCGGGCGGAAAGGGAATTATCAGGCAAATTATTGCCAGAAGAACTGCCACCAGCAGATATACCTGATCGAGTGTCCTGGTGGATGAAGTATTTCCGTGCACCGTGGGAGGCGTTTTGGTGCTACGACCATCGCAGATGGTGTGATGAACTTGATAGCAATTTTCCCTACTTTGCGGAAGGGAACACCTGCCCTCAATGCAGGGGATAGCATTTGACGAAATCGATCACCCTATCCTGAACTTCAGAAAGAAGGTCTTTTTCACGCGCCAGGACGTCAGGATATTGACGTTCTGGCCTTACCAGATGCCGGAGCTTCCCATTAAGCAGAATGGCCTCAGAAAACACTTTTACGCTGTGCTTTATCCCCTCTGTTTCACTTTTCAGCGTCAAAATAAAGCGCAATTGCTTATTAGCCTGATTCGGATTCAATACACGAATTTGCAGTTCGTCTATGCTGTTTCGCAATGGGATTGATGCCACCACACTGGTGCAGTCTCTGATTGTCTGAATTGAACGGCTAACATTGAGAACGTTATTGTGCATGTGCCTGATCCACTAACTCCTGGAGGTTTCTTGTGTCAGATCGAAATATAGCAGCTAAAAGCCAGGAAGAGCGAGACAAGGTGAACGTAGACCTTGCCGCCAGCGGCGTTGCTTACAAAGAACGGCTGAATATACCTGTGATTGCAGAGCAGGTGGCCCGTGAGCAACCGGAAAACCTGCGCGCCTATTTCATGGAACGGCTACGGCACTACCGGCAGTTAAGCCTCCAGTTGCCAAAAGGGAGCGATCCGGTGTATCAGAACGAGGATGCACCAAAAAAATAACGGCAAGATGGGGGAGAAATGTGATTAGCCCCAGCGTGGCGCGCCTACAAACCCCGCTTTCACAAACTATGCCTTTTCAATGTATACTGTATGAATAAACAGTATCATTGAGGTAAAACGCTATGGGCTTCCCTTCTCCTGCGGCGGATTATGTTGAAAGCCGAATTTCTCTTGATCAGCAGATAATTAGACATCCTTCAGCGACCTACTTCATGCGGGCAGCTGATAGCCATCACCGTGAGGGAATATTGCAGGGTGCTTTGCTGGTGGTTGATTCCTCGCTTACTCCGGTTGATGGTTCTCTGCTTGTGTGCGCTATGGAGGGTGAATATCGCATAAAGAGATACAGGAAGTATCCGCGCCAGCACCTGGAGGACTTAAGCACCGGGAAGAAAGAGGCGTTACCAGTAGATGACGATGGATACACGGGCAGTAATGCTGTTTTTGGTGTGATCACTCATGTCATCAATGATGCCCGAAGTGGGGAATTTGATGATTGTCCGGTTATTTAAGCTGCAAAGTGCTGGTGCTTTATGCCTGTGAAGCTTATAGTTGTGTACACATAACGAGTACACGAGGTGTTTATGCAATCCATTAACTTCCGTACCGCGCGTGGCAACCTTTCTGAAGTGCTCAACAATGTTGAAGCCGGGGAAGAGGTTGAAATCACCCGCAGAGGCCGTGAGCCAGCAGTAATTGTCAGCAAGGCTACTTTCGAAGCCTACAAAAAAGCGGCGCTGGATGCTGAATTTGCATCCCTGTTTGACACCCTGGACTCCACCAACAAGGAACTGGTTAACCGATAATGAGACATATATCACCGGAAGAACTTGTTGCGCTTCATGATGCGAATATAAGCCGCTACGGCGGCCTGCCGGGAATGTCAGATCCGGGTAGGGCAGAGGCCATTATCGGGAGAGTTCAGGCCAGAGTTGCCTACGAAGAGATCACCGACCTTTTCGAAGTCTCCGCCACCTACCTGGTGGCTACAGCGAGAGGGCATATATTCAATGATGCCAATAAGCGTACCGCGCTAAACAGTGCGCTGTTATTTCTACGCCGTAACGGGGTGCAGGTATTTGATTCACCTGAACTGGCAGACCTTACCGTAGGGGCTGCGACCGGAGAGATATCTGTATCTTCTGTCGCCGACACGTTACGTAGATTGTATGGTTCTGCGGAGTAGATTAATGGCACGCAAATACAACAAATTGTCCCGTGAAGCGTTAAAGATGCTTCTTGATGGCGTGAGTCGCCGCGAGGTAAAGCAATACCTGGCTGGTAAGCAAATTGGTGCCAGGACCGCTATTGCTGTGTTATGCCGTCAGGAAATGGTTGTGCTTAAACAGAGAATGCCGGGCAGCAGATAAAGCCCAATCAGTGATGAAAGGTGTGATGTGAAAGCCGTAATTACTCCCTTTGTACAAAAAGAGCTTGGCGTCGCCACATTCAAAGTGGATCAGGAAGTCAGAAAGCTGGTGGAGGCTGGCCGTAAATTTATTATGGAGCCGGTGCCGCGTGAGTTAATCGAGCACATGGACGACGGCCTCGTTGTTTCCGAGCAAACTATGGCAACAAATGAGGCGTTGCAGCCGTTTTTTAACAGCGATGAACTGTTTCGCCGTATTGGTGGAATTGACTCGCTGGTGGCGTGGTTGCGCAGGAAAGAGGGGCAATGCCAGGCCGCAGATCGTAGCTGGTGTGACAACCATATTGTCCACGCAGAACGAGACAATAGCGCGGTGTTGTTGTGCTGGCATCACGATAACCATTACCGGATGCGTGGTTTTAATGAGCTGAAAGAAACGCTGCATAATAATCGCGTTAACTGGATACTGGATGTCGCCCGTCAGGAAATGGGGCTTTCAGATGGCCATGATTTAAGTATTCAGGAACTGTGCTGGTGGGCTTTCATGCGCAACATGATGCACCTGATGCCGGAAGAAGTTTGCCGTATATCAATAAATAAGATTAAGGCTGCAACGCAGGATAGCGGACCTCTGAAAGAGGCGGATATTCGCCCGTATGACGATCGCGCTACAGCATATGTCCAGATGATGGAAGAACGCGCCGCGCCGATGCGTGCAAAAGTATGCCCTGTGGATGTTGACTCCGACCCTGGCATGGCGCATTTCAAAATACCAAAACTACAATCGCTAAAATTACCCGCGTACATGGACTTTGTTGCTTCCCGTCCGTGCTGTGGATGTGGAGCTGCGGGAGCTGGCGCTCGCATTACGCCTTATATCGTTCGTCATAGTCGATTATGCGCGCATGACATTTACGCAATTCCTCTGTGCCAGTCATGCCAGCGTGATATTGAGCGTGACCGCGATAATTGGGAGAAGACGCACGGCAGGCTGGCGATGCATCAACGATTGTTCTTTGATTACGCGCTTGGAGTCGGCGCTATCACAAGTCACTCGTCAAGCGTTAGATAAAATTGCTCTAATGTATTGCTATTTCTTTAATCAATGGTATTATATTCGTCGTTGATTAGTTGACATGGGCTAATCAGTAGGTGACAGGATGTTACTTAACTGGCAGGGACGCCACTTCATGGAAATAAATCACTCACGAATAACATCGTACGAGATTGCGGATTACATGATCCGCACTAAATCTCTTCTATCAGCGAAAGAACTCGCAGCAATTCTTGAAAAGGAATACCCGCATCTGGATGTCGATAAGCGCGATGTTTATCTGCGCTTAAAGGCTATCGCTGTGTCTAAGTATTCGTCTGTTTTGATTGATGACAGTACACGCCCACGTAGATTTCAGATCCACTCTCTGAATCCTGAATTCTTTCGCCGTAGCCGCGCTCCGCGCCGGTTTGATGAAAAACTCCAGAACGAACTCTATATGACGCAGGACGAAAAGGAACGCCGGGAGCACCAGCCTTGGGTAATGGCGCGTCAACTTTTCAATAAGGTGGCCCGTCAGCACCGTCATTACGGTAATGCCACATCCGCACGTATCTGATTGATTGCTTGCCCGTTCCGGGCCTTTTGACATGTGACTTTCGTTACCCTCGCGTCAAAAAGAGTTTTATACGAAAGGAAGCATAAGTGACCTGGGACGATCACAAGAAGAATTTTGCTCGCCTGGCGCGAGATGGTGGTTACACCATCGCACAGTATGCCGCCGAGTTTAATCTTAACCCTAATACCGCACGTCGTTATCTCCGTGCCTTCAAAGAAGACACCAGGACAGCGGACAGCCGCAAGCCAAATAAGCCAGTCAGGAAGCCTCTAAAAAGCATGATCATTGATCACGCTAATGATCAACGTGCAAGTGATCACATTGTGGCTGAAATGGCTGAAAAACAAAGAGTTAATGCTGTTGTCAGTGCCGCAGTCGAGAACGCTAAGCGCCAAAATAAGCGCATAAATGATCGTTCTGATGATCATGACGTGATCACCCGCGCCCACCGTACCTTACGTGATCGCCTGGAACGCGACACCCTGGATGATGATGGTGAACGCTTTGAATTCGAAGTTGGCGATTACCTGATAGATAACGTTGAAGCGCGGAAGGCCGCGCGCGCTATGTTGCGTCGGTCCGGGGCCGATGTTCTGGAAACCACTCTTCTGGAAAAGTCTCTTTCTCATCTCCTTATGCTGGAGAACGCCAGGGATACGTGTATTCGCCTGGTGCAGGAAATGCGCGATCAGCAAAAAGACGATGATGAAGGTACTCCGCCTGAATACCGTATCGCGAGCATGCTAAACAGCTGTTCCGCGCAGATAAGCAGCCTGATCAACACCATTTACAGCATCCGGAATAACTATCGAAAAGAAAGCCGGGAGGCGGAAAAGCACGCTTTATCTATGGGGCAAGCTGGCATTGTTAAGCTGGCATACGAACGAAAGCGTGAAAATAACTGGTCAGTGCTGGAAGCGGCTGAATTCATCGAGGCGCATGGAGGAAAAGTGCCGCCCCTGATGCTGGAGCAAATCAAAGCCGATCTGCGTGCTCCTAAGACCAATACCGATGATGAGGAAAACCAAACAGCATCTGGCGCTCCATCACTTGAAGATCTGGATAAAATCGCGCGAGAACGGGCCGCCAGCCGCCGCGCTGATGCGGCATTATGGATTGAGCATCGTAGAGAAGAAATTGCCGATATCGTCGATACAGGTGGTTATGGTGATGTCGATGCGGAAGGCATATCAAACGAAGCATGGCTTGAACAGGATCTGGACGAAGACGAGGAGGAAGACGAAGAAGTTACCCGCAAACTGTACGGGGATGATGATTAATGGCCAGAAGTTGCGTAACGGACCCACGTTGGCGCGAGCTGGTGGCGCTATATCGTTATGACTGGATTGCGGCCGCTGATGTGTTGTTTGGGAAGACACCAACCTGGCAGCAGGATGAGATCATTGAGTCCACGCAGCAGGACGGCAGTTGGACAAGTGTGACCTCCGGCCATGGTACTGGTAAATCGGATATGACGAGTATCATTGCAATACTCTTCATCATGTTTTTCCCCGGCGCTCGCGTCATTCTGGTCGCTAACAAAAGACAGCAAGTCCTTGATGGTATTTTCAAATACATAAAGAGCAATTGGGCTACTGCTGTTAGCAGATTCCCGTGGTTGTCGAAGTATTTCATTCTTACAGAAACGTCTTTTTTTGAGGTGACTGGCAAGGGTGTTTGGACAATATTGATAAAGTCCTGTCGCCCCGGAAATGAGGAGGCGTTGGCTGGTGAACACGCCGATCATCTCTTGTATATCATCGACGAAGCGTCGGGTGTGAGTGATAAAGCATTCAGTGTGATAACAGGTGCGCTGACCGGTAAGGATAACCGTATTCTGCTTCTTTCCCAGCCTACGCGACCTTCAGGCTATTTCTACGATTCACACCACAGACTAGCTATTCGCCCGGGAAATCCTGATGGATTGTTTACTGCGATAATACTGAATAGTGAAGAATCTCCGCTTGTAGATGCAAAATTTATACGAGCAAAACTTGCGGAGTATGGCGGTCGTGATAACCCCATGTACATGATCAAAGTACGTGGTGAATTTCCCAAATCTCAAGATGGCTTTCTTCTTGGTCGTGATGAGGTTGAGCGGGCGACGCGGCGAAAGGTCAAGATTGCCAAAGGATGGGGCTGGGTTGCATGTGTTGACGTTGCTGGTGGCACAGGACGAGATAAGTCCGTTATTAATATCATGATGGTGTCCGGCCAGCGAAATAAACGCCGTGTAATCAACTATCGTATGCTGGAATACACAGACGTTACAGAAACGCAGTTAGCCGCCAAGATTTTCGCAGAATGTAACCCAGAACGGTTCCCGAACATAACCATAGCTATTGATGGCGATGGCTTGGGGAAATCGACGGCTGATCTAATGTACGAACGCTATGGCATTACCGTCCAGCGTATCCGCTGGGGTAAAAAGATGCACAGCCGTGAAGATAAAAGCCTTTATTTCGATATGCGCGCTTTCGCGAATATTCAGGCGGCAGAAGCTGTAAAATCAGGGCGTATGAGGCTTGATAAGGGGGCTGCGACTATAGAGGAAGCATCAAAGATACCGGTAGGGATAAATTCCGCAGGTCAATGGAAGGTGATGTCAAAGGAAGATATGAAGAAAAAACTCAACCTGCACTCACCGGACCATTGGGATACATATTGTTTCGCTATGTTGGCGAACTATGTTCCCCAAGATGAAGTGCTTAGCGTCGAAGACGAAGCGCAGGTTGATGAAGCTCTGGCATGGCTTAATGAATATTTGCTCTAATAAATTGTGTTTTTTAACTACCGATGTTACATTGAGCCTGACCTCTTGCGCCTTGAGGCATTTTCGGTTTATGCTTATCAGGCACCTCATTAAAACGGGTGCCGGGATTGGCCTCCCGCTTAAGTCTAAGGCGATACAGACGCCGCTCGCGTCTTTTTTTGTATCGGCGTACACGCACACCTCTACAATGGTGGGCTGTATGGGGCTACCTTCGGGTAGGCTGGTTACCTTGGACGCCAGTAAGGCCAACTCCGTACAGTCCACCGCCAGCAAGATTGGTCTCTTCTGCGGTGGTTACATACCAACGTCTAAGGAGGCTGCCAATATGGCTACTATCCCTACTCCAACTCATCCTGAATTTATCTGGCGCTTTTACTCCTGCCAGAAACGTCACTATCACTTCGTTATTGCACCGACAGAAGATGAGGCCCGCTCTCAGCTTCCTGACGCCCCATGTATTTTCTCTGCCCGTTTTTCCACTGATTCACGCAATTCTCTCAGTTACTGGTGCCTCCCTGTTAACGCTTCTGCTCAGGAGGGACTATGAGAACATCGTTAGTTACCCGTGAAGAGATGATCGAGGCAATTGAACAGCACACTGCCTGTATCAGTACCAGGGATATACCTGGCGTTATTGCCAACTACTTCATGATCACCAAACAACTTTACCGGAGAAAGGACAAGAACGCGGTTCACCGTATCCTGTTGTCTGATATCCGCGAATACCTGCTCGAACAGGGGCATCTGAATTACGCAACCGTCGCAGCCGAAACACGCAAGGAGGCACACAGAATGAAAGCAAGCAAACCAGATGTTGTCGTTACAAAGCCTTTGACAGCAACCACACCAGCACCGGTCATGGATGCTATCCCCAACACCGGAGACACAATCGACAGCCAGACGCTGTTAAAGATGGTTAATGAGGCGCGTAAGTTATGTGGGGAACCATTAGTAAGAAATAATAAGTTTATTGAGAAGGTTGTAGATGAGCTTGAAGGTGAGACCTACACAAAAAGTGTAGGTCGCAAAAATGGTGCAAACATAGACATTATCACCATGACTTTCAAACAAGCCCTGCGAGTCGCCGCGCGCGAGTCAAAAGCGGTCCGCCGTTCGCTGATCGACAAACTGGAAGAATTGCAGCAGGCTAGCACGGCTTCTCCAGCGATCCCCCAAACACTCCCCGAAGCACTGCGCCTGGCTGCCGAGTTGGCAGAACAGAAAATGCAGTTGGAACAACAGCTGGTGGCCGCCGCCCCTAAAGTCGATTTTGCCGACCGGGTATCAGTGGCCAATGGAATCCTGATCGGGAACTTTGCAAAGGTCGTTGGACTTAAGCAAAACGCCCTTTTCTCATGGTTGCGCCAGAATGGCATTCTCATGGCTTTTGGAGCGCGCAAAAACGTACCGCGCCAACAGTACATCAACGCCGGGTATTTCACGGTGAAAGAAGTGGTGCTGGATGATGAAAATGGCTACCAGATACGGTTGACGCCTCAATTAACGGGTAAAGGCCAGCAGTGGTTGACGCGTAAACTACTCGATGCGGGTGTATTAAAGCCCGTGGCGGCTGAATGAAAAAAATGCCCGGTTGATGCCGGGCATAATTTCTTCAGGAGGTGGAGGATATCAACCAATCCTCGCTCCATCACGCTTTATCAACAGAGACTTGAGCGGCTTTTATGGATAGATTCCCGCTGGCCTCTATCGCCATACTTCCCCCCGCCTTCAGGGCGACATCCGCGCCTGACTTTATATCGAGATTTCCTGCGGAAGAGATGAATGCCGGACCTTGAGAAATGGCATATAACTCCCCGGCCTCGTTGAACCCGATTGTTGTTCCACTTTTCAAGTGCGTAACGGCCCAGGCTCCGCCCGCCGTCCGGACCTCCATTAGTCCGTTCCGCGACGAAATAAAGTCTTTTTTGGCGCTGGTTGATGGTTGTGCTGGTGCACCTTCGACTTCAGGCGGTACATAGCCTTCACCTTGTCCTGACGCTTCAGGCGGCACATTGGGAGCACCACCGGATGCATCCTGTGCATAACCGATTATCAATGGCCATCGCGAATCCCCATTGTAGGGAAATTCTACCCATACTTTATCGCCGGGCAGAAATGGTGAAAACGTGTTTGCATTGGACAATATAGCTTCTGCCCACGGCAATGAGGCATCTGGTAACCCATCCATCATGCCGACAACACGTATTTGTGTACGCATCAGACCTTTAGGGTCATCGACGCTTATCACTACAGCCCGATACTTCCCTGTCAAACTACCCATTCACCACTCCTAACTGTGCACGGCTGACAAAATGGAAGCGGTCTTCGAAATGAGTCACGGACATCACTATCATTTTGTCAGGGATAGATTCATCGAGTTCTCCGTCACCTGCCGTGTTATGCACGACAATTTTCAGCGTCGTACCCGGAGTTAGCGCGGCATTTCCTTCCACCAGCATATCGAGGCGGGGGAGAATGAATTTGTTGTAGTTCGCCAGCGCGGTAGGATCGGGATTGCTCGTAAATTTAATGGGGTCTTCCTGGTTACCTGAGTAAACCACACCTTTGGTCATGTCATAACTGGCCATTCTGTAATTGTGGCGGCGCTGGTATTCATAATCGGCATTCAGGATGTTGAACTGACTAATTGTAAATCCGGATGTGTTGGGATTGGCGGACTCATAAGTAAGCGATGGAGCGGCGTTTGCCATTTTTTCCATACTTTTAAAATTGATCGTCCCCCTGGATGCCCAGCACATAGAACCGGTATCCCTGGCTATCTCCTGCAATACCTTGGTCGGTTTTTCTCCAACATTTAGGTGGTATGTGGATGTTTTTCTGAATGAGTCAGCATTTACCTTCAGACCAGGGGCAAGAGAGGAAACTACGGCTGATGGTGGCTTATCAACAAAATACTGTGCGCTGGTGGACGGAACTTTTAATAACCGCACCGGGTTACTAAACGCGTAAATCAGTACAGTATCGTCCTTGCGCGGCGCTTTAAGAACAAAGAACTCTTCCGAGAAGAGGATGCCGCCATGACCTTCCGGATCACCAAGTGAAACTGTCAGTATTGTACCAAATTTCACCCCCAGCTTATTGACCACGTAAGCCGTTGAATCCCTGATCATGAGCATAAGCTGGGGACCAGATAGCTCCCCAGGTTCGACATAGGTACATCCTACGATCATTTCGCGAGGGATTTCGTTCTGCCCAATTGAAACAGATTGCAGGAATAGCTGAGTGCGTTTTGAATCAGTTTCCGGGGCGGTGGTGGTCTTTGTGGCCATCTCACGCCTCCAGAATTTTCGCTTTTACCGTTATGGTGCCGTTGGTTTGCTTCATATAAGCCAGGATTGGAAGCTCCGCCACAACGGTGAGGTTCAATCCAACCGCGAACAGCCTGTTATCGGCGGTGCCGGTGGTCAGATCCTGAAATGCGATTGATTTTTGCCCTTCTATGTAACAGGTAACCGATATCTCATAACCGCCGACATTGGCAATGTGAGTGAAAGATGCCTGCCCGAGGCTGGCATACATTCGTAGCCAGAATGCTAATGCAGTTGTAACCATCCCAAGAGATTCCTTCTCGTCACTGGCTATCCATAGCGAATATTCCAGTGAGAAAGGGATAGTCGATACCAGGGCTTCAATCTCATCATTTTCATTGGTGACCTGTCCTTCATCGTAATTATCGCGGCACAGTTCACCTTCATAAATTGAAAACGCGGGAGAACGAGACAGATTCACAAGCGGCATTGCCAGCTTATTTACCGGGCCAGAAGAGACTGTATCTTTACGCCCGGCGCGATCGGCTTCAAATGATGACAACCATTCTTTCACATCACTAAAAGTGCCGATCGTTATGCGATCTCTTGGGGTGCGTTTCAGAAACTCCCGGAACGACTGGTTAGCTCGATCATTAAAGCTGACAACTTGTGAGTCGAACGCTTCGTTTAAAGCTTGTGCGAGCGCCGAATCAATGCCATCAATAGTGGCAAATTCCAGCTTACCGGTTGGAGTAAGACCTTTTTTCTTAAAGATGGCCAGTAGCCATTCCTGATTATTCAGAATCACCGATGAAATTCCCTTCAAAGGCGCGTGAAGGCACGCAATAAAACAAACTGCCTACCCTGGCAGTGCCGTAATTGAATATTTTATGGATGTACCAGAAGCGGCGAATGGTTGTACCGTCTGACAGCTGTTCCAGCCATTCGAGCATAGAACCCACTGGCACATTAACGGCGGCTAACCGAAGGATTAAAGCACTGTCGCTAATTCCCGTATTATCGCTGCCGTCGTATAGCGCGTAGAAGGCGTCCATCTCATCCGGGCAGTCGAGGGCCGTTATCAGTTCTGGATCCTGATAGTCATATATGCGTTGGTTCGGTTCTATTATTTCAGATGCCGTTTCAGGTGCATTTTTGTCTCTGTAAGGTATTGCGCGGTATAGAACCGCATCGAATGAGTCAGGGTCTAGCTTGATTGCTTTGAGCCAGTCCATCCGCACAAGGTTATTAAAAACTGCATGACCTTGATAACGGTGGCGCACACCAGAATCACTAAGCAGGCCGTGATCCAGATTGGGAAGGTGATCGTCCTCCACAGGATCAACAATATTACCAACGTTAACACCATCGGTTTCGATTTCAGCATCAATATTTTCCTCTTCAATCAGTTCAGAACCTTCGTCTGGAATATCCGGATCCGATTCGGTGTCCGGGAGGTTATCACCAGTCACTTGTTGTGATGGTTCTGTGTCCTCAAACATGTCATCAAAGAAACCAGCCATCGATTATCCTTTCCGTTTACGGGCTTCGTTAATTTGTGTCTCAAGAATGCTTCGCGCCTGCGCAGTGGCAGCGGCCTTGTCCATTCCCTGACTCATGAAAAATTTTATGAGGTTGTTCGCCTGCGTTTGCAGGGCTTTTTTGAGAGCGTCGGCTTCAGCGCGAGCCTGGGCTTCCCTCACCCGCGAGGCTTTTAGTTCGGCATTCTTCCTGTTTGCCGTGGTGCGAGCTTTTTTTAACAACCGGCGAACGTTGTCCGTGGCGCTATCTTTGGCGCGTAGTTTTTTGCCTAATGCATCCTGAGATTTCAGATATAACTCATACTCACGCGCCGCTTTAGCCTGATCCGTCGTTGTTGTCCGGTTGCGCGCGAGCGATTTAGCCAGTTCACCTTTGAAATAGGTTGTTGTCTTCCGCTTGTCATCGCCGAAGGCTACCTGTTCAGCTGCTTTTTCCAGGGCAATAATGATGGCCTTGTGCCATGTGGGAGACTGAAAACGTGTCATAGCGTGCAAAACATGTTTGCAAGCCACACCAGTCAGATCAGGGTTGCGGATTTTGGGGAATGCATACTCTTTTGGCGGCGCGACAGCATAGTTACCAGCCGTGGCCATATAACGATACCAGTATTGATGGCGTCCACAATCACAGTCGAAAGATACCCGGCCCTTGCAGAGATCGGCAGCGATTCGGGCTTTTTTCGCACCGTCTTCAGCAATTTCCTCAACGGCTTTATCCCATTCCTCAAATCGAATTCTGACACGGTGATGCTGGTGGACCGACTCATCCGAGGCATTAACAGATATCAATGCAAGGTTGTGTTTTAGCCCGAGGAATGTCGCGGCTTTGATCCCTGTGCCATCAGAAACTTTGTTGTTAGCGCGTTTTATATCAATGCTGGTGGACTGCGCCACCAGCTGAGCATAGGTAATGCCTGGTACCGTGCTCTTGAATTTGGTTTTATGAGCCTGCCTTGAGGTGTTGAAACTGCGTATATCTTCGGGCGTAAAGTAGGTGCCATCTTTCTTTTTCCCAAGGCTGAGGAATGCCTCAAGTTCGCGGTTACGCATCCCCATAATCCTTGGGGTGAGTGTACGCCGCGCGTTTCGCCGATTCTGACGCTGCTGTTTACGGATAAGATCGAAGACCTTGTTAAAGTCTTTTGCACTTAATCCATCAGTCTGATAGCGACCAAGGTTGTCGCGAGCATATTCAGTTGGCATTCATTTCCCTTACGCAATGGATAATGTCCCTATCACCTGGCCGTCATATTGGAAATGGCGAATCATTTCGCGGATCCATGTGGCAGGTGGGAGTTTTAATTTTTTGCCAACAGTCATACCCTGAGACTCATCCTCAAGCCCGGCGGCGAGCGTCACAACCCAGCGTAGCTCTGCTATGCCCCACATACGGTAAGCCAGCAAATCCGGGCGATATTGCTCATCGGGAAGAACGTAATAAATCGTCAGATTCTTGTCGTTCGATTCACACATAAGCATCACCTCTTTGCGTAGCTCTGCCCTGAGTATTGGATCGGCTATGTTGCGGTCGTCATACCGCGACAGAGGATATTGCCGGGTGCTTTGGGTTGTAGTGATTGATGTAGCCATAGTCAGCCTGCCAGAAATAGATGATGGTGATTCTACCGCTAGTCATTTGTTGATTATTTAATTCAATAAAAGAAAATTATTAGTGCAATTTTGGTTGTGAAATGTATCATTCTGCCCTTAAGTAGGTTCTTCATGAGGAAACAAAATTGGCAGAACGTGTTGATGATGCAGAGCTGAGCATGAATCAGTTAGAAGCTCTCAAAGACATGGCCATCGATAACATCAGAAAGCAGGCACAGGTCGTGAGTCAGGTATTTACAGGGAAGTGTCGTTACTGCAATGAACCGATTGAATCAGGCATCTATTGTGACGCTGAGTGTGCGCAATGGCACAGGGAAGAGCAGGCCGCAAAACAGCGTAAATATGGCATGCGACCGGCAGGATTTGACTGATTGTGTTGCGCTTTACTGAGGAAGAGTTTCAGGCTTTTAGTGAGCGTCGAAATAAGGGGCGGTCCAGGCCAAAAACCAAAAAGGATCCATTCTTATCGCTTGCGCCGGTAAAAGAAGTTTCTCCACATGCGAAGGCACTTGCAGCACTTGCAAAGAACCCAGACCTGCGCGACGGAAATTGCGAGCACTTCGAGCAGGTTTTCATTTTTGATTACTTCGAACGCAAGCACCCTGACATCTATGAGCTGTTGCATGCAACGCCTAACGGAGGGAAACGTTCAAAAGCAACCGCCGGGAAAATGAAGGTTGAAGGGCAGAAAAAAGGTTATCCGGACATGAGTCTCGATAAAGCATGCGGTATTTATCACGGCATGCGAATTGAGCTTAAAGAACCAAATGGTAAAGCCCCGACGAAAGAGCAGATCGCCTGGATGCGCAGGCTTAGAGAGGAAGGTTACTACGTCGTTCTTGCGTATGGTGCAGAACAAGCGATAACCGCCATCCTGGAATACATAAGCCTTAAAAAGGGTGAGGCTATTGAGCATGTATTGAACGGCGACAAGTGGTTGTATGCTGCTTAAAATAATAAATTAATTAGTACATATGCGCCATTTGATATAGCGCACATTAACATCGGGAGAATAATCGTGTCATCCAAGGCTAATTATGAATCGCTGGCATCGATCATGCCGCGTAATGAACAGGAAACAGATGCTGTAGTGGACCCTGTAATCGCTGAAATGAATGCTCGCCTGGAGGCTGAATTTGCAGCTGAGAATGAACATACCACGCAGGGCGACTAGGACTGTTTTTTGTGTCGGTAGCGGTCCGTCACTCACTCGTGAGGACTGTGCTGCTATAGAAAAAACTGGCTGTTCAATCATCGCGGTTAACAATTCCTGGCAGATGTTCGATGACATTTATGCCTTATACGCCGGTGATTTGTCATGGTGGAAGCAATACGGATCCACCATACCGGGAGGGAGATTCCGCAAAGTGACAGCCAACCTGGCGGCGGCGAAATCATTTTCGTTGGAGTACAGGCGATATTGTGGACCGGCGGAAGGGGTAAATAGCGGCGCGCAGGCTATCAGTCTGGCTGCTGAATCAGGGGCTGAAGTAGTGGTATTAGTCGGCTATGACTGTTCTCTGCAAAACGGCCTTCATTGGCATGGCGCGCACCCTCAAGCCCTACGGAATCCAACGCAGGTGTCTATTTCAAAATGGCAACAGCAGTTCCTGGATACCCGCAAAAAACACGCAGATTTACATATTTTGAATGCAAGTAGGAGCAGTGCAATTCAATGTTTCCCAAGAATAAATTTAGAGGCAGTGATCGCGTTATTATCGTCGGCAGTGGCCCAAGCGCCGCAAACTTTGTTGCGCCGCGCGGAGTGCCGATTATAGCGGTCAATGGGGCCATCGACTGGCTGAACCGCGCTTCTTATTTTTTCACACTTGATCCATCGCCAGACAATATGCGGCGCGTTGGTCGTGGCCGCCGTCGCCGTGGTGTTTGTTATTGCATGGCACTACCCGATGTTAAAGAACGTGAAGTCAGAGGCGGCGTTCTGTGCTTCCGTCGTGTGGCTGAACGTGGCATGGAGCCAAAAAATACGAATTCTCCCGAGTGGTGGGCGTGGCGCTGGTCCGCACATTTCGGACTTTGCGAAGATGAGAATGAAATTGCCAGCGGCAATAGTGCATATGGTGCTCTGAACCTGGCTTTCCATATCGGATTCAAACATGTCGCCCTGGTGGGCGTTGACGCTACACAAGAACCACGCGTTCACTCCGGCGGCACGCCAAAAAATCTAAGTCACCTGCCTTTGTTATTCCAGTCTGCGCGTGAACGGATTGACGTTGTTTCATGCGGGAAAATGGGAGGTATTCCGCAGATGACTCTTAAAGAATGGCTGAAGAATACATGATGGCACCAACAATTTATCACCGTATCGACGGTACCAAATACAGGAATATCTGGGTTGTTGGTGATCTGCATGGTTGCTACACCAGACTGATGTCCGAACTCCATCGTGTGGATTTTGACCCGGCGCAGGATTTACTGATATCGGTCGGCGACCTTATCGATCGCGGTACTGAAAATGTCGAATGTCTGGAACTATTGCAGATGCCCTGGTTCAGGGCAGTGATGGGGAACCATGAGCGGCTGATGATTGATGCGTTAAGTCCTGATGGCAACGTGAATAACTGGCTAATGAATGGCGGACAATGGTTCTTCATGCTGGACACTGATCAGGAAATATTAGCCAGGGCGCTGGTGGAGCTGGTAAAGCGTCTGCCCTATATCATTGAGTTGAACACCGGGCAAGAAACTATCGTTATAGCCCATGCCGACTATCCGGATAATGAATACCAATTCGGTAAGGAGGTGCCGCTTTTCAACGTTGTCTGGGCGCGCGAGCGTATCAGTGATTCGATGGATGATATTGGTGGCGAAATTTCGGGCGCAGATCGTTTTATCTTTGGTCACACTCCGGTGAAAAGCCCGAAGACATTCTGGAATCAGCAGTATATCGACACTGGTGCCGTATTTTGCGGAAACCTGACATTGATGAAAGTGAAAGGTGATGGTGCAGCATGAAGATTGCTTTAGTTCTTCGCTCTGGTGGTGACTATAACGCTTCCGATGTGCAGTGGCTGGTTAATCAACTGCCAAAAGGCTATGAAATTATTTGCCTGACAGACCTGAAGCGTTTACATGTACCTGGCGTCAAAGTTGTCCCATTGATCAACCAGTGGCAAAAGTGCCGTGGCTGGTGGGCGAAAATCGAGTTGTTCCGACCGGATATAACCGATGATCTGTTCTATCTGGATTTGGACACGGTTATTGCCGGTGATATACGCCCAATCCTTGAGAATCCACCAACCTGCTTCACCATGCTTAGGGATTTTTACCATCCACAATATCGTGGTAGCGGTGCCCTGTGGATACCAAATAGTGTAAAAGCACATATCTGGAGTTCATTCTGGCAAGATCCGGAAGGTTGGATTGCTCGTTGTGTCACTACTGAGTGCTGGGGTGATCAGGGATTCTTACGGAAGGTTATGGGCGATGATACACCAGCATTTCAGGATCTGTATCCAGGATGGTTTGTAAGTTACAAGGCCGATGTTGTGGAACCTGGTTCAAAATATGCGAGCGCGCGTTACTCCAGGGGGAATGGGGCATTACCAAAGGACTGCCGAATAATCTTTTTCCACGGCAAACCGCGGCCTCGCGAAGTGTCAGAGGATTGGCTTCCCCTCATTAGCTCGTTTTTTGAGCGAGAATCAGAATAATATTGCTCTAATAATTCCATATTTTTAAAACGTGATGTACACTCATCACGTTTTTTATTAGAGCAATCTACAAGGTGCACTATGTGGCCATTCCGACGGAAATATCACTACTGGCTGATCGCCTTTGTTACGCCGACCGGCGGTATCAGGCATGTCATCACCAGGTATCGCAACAAGAGACTCACCTTAGCCAGAATTTTACAGGCTGCCATAGGTGAGGGACTGGATACAAATTGCGTAGTCCTTCCACCTTCATACTTAGGAAAAATGACCGAAGCACAAGCTAATACGGAACTTTGAAATGAGCACTTCAGCACAAAACCAATCAATCGAAAATGTTTCTATCCCTGATGTCCTGAATGCCGGTATCCCGGCCATTATCCAGAACATCCGAGCCGCGCAACGCCGCGTTAGTTGTGATGACCTCACAGCGCGTTTTTTTGATAATGCGGTTCAGTCAGCGGAGATGCTTCACGCACAGCTTATTGATGTTTATAACGCAGAAGCTGATAGCCATAACTCCCTGGTAGATGCAGCTGAAAATATGCAGTTGGATCTCGGTCTGAAGGGTAAAGAAATTGAAGAGCTTCAGCTGGAAATTGAACATTTGAAACGCCAGCAACAGGACGCGATCGAAGATGCGACGCATGACGCCAACCAGCGTGCTGATAATGCCGAACGTATAAGCATTGAGCTGGAAACAAAACTCAATGAAATGACCGCGATGGTTGTGCTGCGGAACTCACAGATTTCAACTCTAAAATCTCAATATAAAGAGATCATGAAACTTGATCCTTTTAACCTTGAGAAACGCTATAACAAAGCCAAAAGCGAGCGACAGGAACTGCGTAAGCAGATTGTCGACCTTAACCAACAGCTCAAAAAGGCTATTAAAGATGCAAGCGAGGCGCGCGTGGCATTTGCTAATAAAAAAGCAGAGGTTACCGAGCTGGTTAATGAAAACGCCAAATTTGCGACGCTCAAGAAGGAAA